ATTGGGGCTGCTGATGCTCCGGGCCGTCCGATGTTTGTGGCGTTTTGGGCAGGCCAGTTGCATTTGTTCCCGCAGCCGTCGGGTGTTTATACTTTGAAGGCCCGTGCCTATAGGAATCCGACGGATTGGGTGACTGCTGGGGGGACGGTGGATGGGCCTGATGGGTTTGATTTGCCGTTGGTGTATTATGCGGTGTCGCATATCTATCGGGCGCAGGAAGCGCCGCAGATGGCGGCAGAGTATGAGCGTGCGTTCAATGATGGTGTGGCGTTTTTGCGTCGGGACATTATGAAGCCCGAATCGTATTCACCTGTGATGCTTTCGTCTGGTGGACGGAAGCATCGTTGGGGTTCGCTGGAATACTGATATGCGTGCATTCGCTGTTGAGGATTTTGCTGGTGGTTTGAATCTTCGGGCTGATGTATTCAATTTGGCGTCCAATGAGTCGCCTGACTTGTTGAATGTGGACATTGACCCACGGGGCGGCGTGTTTCAACGTCGTGGGTTGCAACGGTGGGGCACCGGGAATGTTGCCGGTATCCTGCCCCAGAACTGGGGCGGGTCGGACAAGTTGTTTTTCTGGGAGTCTGACACTCCTCAGGTGTTGTTGTCTGGTAATGGCACGGTGTACTATTCGGATGACGGAACGTTTGTGGACACAACGATCAGCACTGCTTCTAGTGCGTTTGGTGCTGGGTTTGCGGGCTGGTCGGATGGTTCGGACAATGTGGTGTATGTTGCATGTGGCTGTCCGACCAATGCTCACAAGTGGGACGGTGCGGCTAAGACTAGTTTGACTGCTAGTGGGGCCGGTAACTGGCAGGATGATTTGCTGTCTCCGACTACTGGCTATATGCCGTCATCTCATCATGTTGCTTTTCACATTGATAGGAATTGGGTGGCGTATACCGGTGAGGACGGTGTGTCATATCCGGATCGTGTCCGGTTTTCTCATCCGTTGTTCCCTGAGTCGTGGCGTGAGGACGACTACATTGATGTGGTTGGTGGGGGTCGTGGCATTACGGCTTTGGTGTCGTTCAATGGGCATATTGTCGTGTTCAAAGAACACGCCATATATGCCATCTACGGTTATAGCGATGAAACTTTCCAAGTTGTGACTGTTACGGAGGACATTGGTTGTGTCGGGCCGAATGCTATAGCGGCCACAGAAACGGGATTGTTCTTCTTTGATGGGCAGAACGGTTTGTTTGCTTATAACGGTCGGACTGTTGATTATATGTTTGATCAGTTGCGCCCGTTGTTTGATGTCAACGAGTTCAACGATGCTGCTTTGTCGTCGGTTCGTGTGTCCGCTGTGGGTCGCAAGGTGTATGTGTCGTTGCCGACTGGTGTGTCCACCAGTACGGAAACGTATGGGATGATTGGTGTCAATTATCGTGACACCGGCATTTTGTATGCCGGTGGCGGTCTGACGTATGACGCTATTGGTGTGACGTATGATGATAATGATGTCAAGTGGGATGGGGCCACACAGTCTACTGATGTCACTTCGACGTATGTGTGGGATTCTACGTTGGGTAAGGATGGTGCTTGGACTAAATATCAGATTGCTGATGGGTTTGGTTTGGGGTCTGGCACGTTCTTTGTTGATGCGGACAACAACTCCAAAGAGTTGTTTGTTCATCCGGCTAAGCCGCAGGTTTTCTATTTTGATCGGACGTTGTATGCGGATAATGTGTTGGGTTATTCCAGTCCGTTTACGTCGTTTTATGTTACGTCTTGGTTGGATGCCGGGTCGGCGCATACGAAGAAGTTTTGGCGGCGTCCTGAGTTTGTGTTGAACCGTGAGTATTCAGCGTATGATTTGAATGTTTCGGTGTACCGTGATTGGGATTCGTTGACGTTGAAACGACAGTTTGCTGTCCCTGCCGAGGGGTTTACTGGGACGGGTTCTCCGTCTCAGTGGGTGCAGTCGTTTGGTTCCGAAGTGTCCCGTGGCAATAGCCTTGGGTTGGGTCATGCCGTCCAACTGAAGATCAGTGGCCCTCAGTCTGCTACTTGGGGTGTGAATGGTGTGACGTTCAAATATAATCCACGGGGTTATAAGCCATGAAGCGGGACCAACCGTGGTTCGCCCCGCAACTTACCAGTTTGCGTGGCCCTGACCAGTTGCCGTTACGCAACATTTTTCTGTCACTAACAGAGTATTTGCGCCGGTATTTTGCGGCGAATATTGGGCATTGGCTGGAGGTTACTGGCACGACTAATGCTGATGGGGAGTTGACGTTTGCTCATAATGCGCCGTTTACCCCGTCGTTGATTATTGCTACGGAACAGCATGTAACGGCTACCGGCCATAACGAGGGTGCGTTCCATATTGATTCGCATGATGATACGAATGTGACGATTCATTTTCTGGTATCAACTAGCGGTAATGATAGGTCTAATACGGATGTGCATATCCATGTGCTATGTTTGCCGTGATCTGTGGATAACTGTAGAACGAAATAGGTATATGTGATGGCGCAATTTTCCTTTGCTGACACGAACTATGGGCTGGCTGAGGCCAGCGCACGCCGTCGTGCCCGTCAAGCCAACATTCAAAACCAGTTGGGTTTGTCCGATTTGGCTCGGCGTGCACAGCGCACCACCCGTGACGTAACGCAGTCTTATAGCAAGGCGGCACCGAAGCAGATCACTGGTTTTACCAGCAGGGGTTTGGGTCATTCCGGCATTTTCCAGCGTGCTATGAAGGATTTTGTGGGCGCTCAGCAGCAACGGTTGGGTGATATTGCTGCGGAGCAGCAGGCCGGTCAAACCAAGTTGGAGTTGGAACGTCAGGCTGCTGCACAGGATTTGCAGGATTATTTGGATCAGTTGCAGTTGACCCGTCAGGGCAGCATTTTGTCTGATGCTCAGCAGATTCGTTCTATGTCCCCGTTGATTGGGATGTTGTGAGGTTGATTCATGTCGGTTAGATATGGCAGTTTGAATAGAAACGTTCGGGATGGCGGGTTGGCTGCCGAGTTGGAACGTCAACGTACCGGCGGCACGCCGGGACGTTCAATGATGGGACGACGTTCTCAGGTTGAGCCGCCTTCGGGCCAGTTGCCGATGCCATCTGTCCCCGATTTTTCCTCTGCTGTTACCGACGCTTATGGCGGTGGTGGCCCGCCGACGGTGGGCGGTTTGGGCGGTATGCCGTCGTCGTTGGAGTACAGCGGAATCACCCGTGAAGGTGACCCGTTTGGTGAAGCATGGCATGACGCTTTCGACAAGACGTTGGAGGGTTTGCGTTTACAAAACCAGTTGCGTCAGCAGCCACCTGCCGACGTTGGCGGCGGTGGCGGCGGTACTGTTACTCCTGATTATAGTGGGGCGATTCAGAAACTTCAGGATCAGATCGCTGCGGTTTCTGGCCGGTACGATCCGTACCGTGAGCAGTTGGCCACTGCTGCCACTGCCAGCCGTGGCCAGATTGATGCTGCTACTACGCAGGCGTTGGCTAGGTTGGCTCAGGTTGATCCGGAGGCTGCGTTTCAGTGGACGGTTCAGCAGGCTCAAACTCCGGGTGCTGCCGGTATGGATTATTTGCAGGCGATTGGAGCGAACACAGCGGATGTGGAGGCTGTGCGGGTGTTGAATGATGCGTTGTTGGCTCAGCAGTTGGCTGTTTCTCAGCAGGCTGCTGGTGGTTATCAGGCGGCGTTGGCTGCGGAACGTGCTGCCCGTCAGGCTGCATCAAATTTGATGCGGCAGGAAGCACTGCAAGGTTTGGCGGCTCAGGAAGCGGCGTATCGTGCGCAGATTCAGGATGCTGAACGGGTTGCCCGTGACGCCCTTGAGCAACAGTTGATTGAGTATGAGTTGTTGCAGGCGGGTGGCTGATGGCTGATCAGGATATTATTTCCCGGTTGTTGGCGTCCCGTGTTGGGACGGCTGTGTCTCCTGATGTGATTGCTGCGACTCAGCAGGGGTTGGGTCGTACTGATTTGTCTGCTTTGTTGTCCCCTCAGTTGTTGGTTGGTACTGGTGCTGTTGATACTGCTGCTTTGGGTGCCGGGTTGCAACAGTATTATAACCGGTTGATTGAGGAGGATTTGGCTAGGTTTGAGGAGGACACTAGGGCTGCTCAGGTTGCTGCCGGTAAGGCTCCGGTGAAGCCTTTGCCGCCGCAGCCGTCTGCTGTTTCTGCTAATATTGCGAACAAATGGCAGAACTGGGTAGATGACAACATGCCGGGTTTGGCTCCGGTAATGGTCCAGTTGTTGACTCAGGCA